ATGTCTGTGTGGCCCTCGAAGAGCGGTAGCACGACTGCGCTGTTCGGTGAGGGCAAGTGGGAGGCCGTCGAGCTCGAGGAGGGCGACCGGCCGACGCCAGGCGCGGTCGGCGTCGCGATCTCGTTGGACCGGGCGTTCGTGTCGATCGGCAGCTGCGGCCCATGGGACGACGGCACGTACCTAATCAGCGCGGTCGAACGTCGCCGGCACGGCGAGATGGTCCTGGTCGAACCCGAGGATGGCGAGCCGGCCTATCGGATCCCGTGGATCGTCGCTGAGGCGAAGCGAATCCAAGACACCCACGGCTGCGCGATCGTGGTCGACGGCAAAGGCCCGGCCGGTGACCTCGTCACGGCCATGCAGGACGAGGGAGTCGACGTGACGATCGTCGGCTCCGACGACTACCTCAACGCGTGCTCGACCCTGTTCGACGCCATCGGCTCCGCCGAAGCCACCCACATGGCCGACGACGAGCTGCAGACCGCGGTCAGTGTCGCGGTCCTCCGCGACGTTGGGGACCGGGGGTGGGCGTGGGGGCGCCGAAAGTCCGTGGGCGACATCTCGATGCTCGAGGCCGCCACGCTCGCCTGGTTCGGCCGGGACATGGGTTGGGTCGACGCGAGCGAGTCCGTTCTGTGATGACGATGCGAGAGGGGTGACGTCGTGCGCGCCATCTTCACCACCCTGCTCGACATCGCCGGCGCTGGACTCGTCACGGCCGGTGCCGCACTGGTGTACCACCCGGCGGGGTTCATCGTCGCGGGCGGCTTCGTGCTCGCCGGGTCGTTCCAGGCAGCGCGCACAGCACAGCCGGAGCCTGCTCCTGACAACGCGGCCGACGAGGCTCTCGCATGAGCGTGTTCTTCCGGTCGCGGCCTGCTGAGTCGCGGTCGCTGTCCTATCAGGACGTTTGGGGATCGGGGTCGGTGTCGTCTGCGATCGGTGGCCCGGGCATCGTGGCGGGCGGCCTTCGGCTGATCCCGGTGTACGCCGCGACGGCGCTGATTGCCGACCTGGTCTCGACTGCGCCGCTGTCCGCGTTCTCCGAGGCGCCCGACGGTGCCCGCACTCTGCTGAAGGTTCAGCCGGACCTGATCGTCAAGCCCGCGCCGTACGGCTCGCGGGTCGACTGGGTGCAGCAGGCGATGACGTCGCTGCTGCTCCGCGGCAACGCCTACGGGTACATCACCGCACTCGACAGCCGGGGCGTGCCGTCGCGGATCGCGTGGCTCAACCCCGATGAGGTCACGGTCATCGAGGAGCAGAACGACTGGTTCCACCGGCCGTCGTACTTCTGGCGTGGCCGCCCGCTCGACTTCTCGCTCGTCGTGCACATCACGGGCTACACGTTCCCAGGCTCGGTCGTCGGGTACTCGCCGCTCGGCCTGTTCAAGAAGCAGATCGAGACGGGCCTGCGTGCCCAGGACAAGGCCGAGGAGTGGTTCAAGAACGGCACGGTGCCGTCGGGCAAGCTGAAGAACACCGCCCGTCGGATCAACCCGACCGAGGCCGGGGTTGTGAAGGACCGGTTCAAGCGGGCCATGAAGTCCGGCGACGTCTTCGTCTCCGGTGCCGACTGGGACTACGAGACGCTCGCGGTGAAGGCCGACGAGGCGCTGTTCCTCGAGACGATCAAGGCGACCGCGAACCAGGTCGCCGCGATGTACCGGGTGAGCCCGGAGGACGTCGGTGGCGAGACCGGTACCTCACTGACGTACAAGACGCTCGAACAGGACCAGACCCGGCTGACGGTCCGCACGCTCGGCGTGTGGTGCGTCCGGTTCCAGGAGCACCTGACCGCGCTCCTGCCCGACGGTGAGGACGCTCGCTTCAACCTCGACCGCATGTCGCAGGGCGACAAGACGTCGCGGATGCTCGCGCACGCCGCGGCCCTGAACGCTGGCCTCGAGACGCAGGACGAGGCCCGGGCCGAGGAAGACAAGCCGCCGCTGACGCCCGATCAGATCCAGCAGTGGCAGGACTACTACCGCAAGACGACCGGCACGCTCGCCGAGCCGAAGCCATCCGCGGGACCTTCAGGAGGACCAGATGCCTAAGAACGAGCTCGAGCGCCGCTACATGCCGCTCCCCGTCGAGTGGCGCGCCTCCGGCGACGGCCCAGGGCAGCTGGTCGGGTACGCCGCGAAGTACAACACCCTGTCGCAGAACCTCGGCTGGTTCGTCGAGACGATCGACCCGGGCTGCTTCGACAAGTCGATCGGCGACAGCGTCCGCGTGCTGGCCCGGTACAACCACGACGACGGCCACCTGCTCGGCACCACCGACGCCGGCACCCTGACCCTGTCGCTCGACGACCTCGGTCTGCTGTACACGATCGACCTGCCGGACACCTCGTCGGGCCGCGACGTCGGGATCCTTGCGGCCCGCGGCGACGTTCGGTTCTCCTCGTTCGCGTTCTACTGCAAGGAAGACGCCTGGGGCGAGACGGACCAGGGCTACCCGCTGCGGACACTGAAGCAGGTCCAGCTCGTCGATGTCGCCCCGGTGAACACCCCGGCATACCTGGACACGACGGTCGCGAAGCGGTCCCTCGCGGGCGAGATCGGCCCCATGGTGGCCGAGGCTCGCGCCGGCAAGATGCTGTCCGCCTCGAACATGGCGCTCCTGCAGTCGGTGCTCGACTCGCTCGGGAACGCCGACGAACGGTTCGACCCGATCGTGGACGCGATCACCTCGGTCGACGGTGCACTCGACGACGCCCAGGCGGCGCTCTCGCAGCTGCTCGGTGTCGCGAACCCCGACGCCGACGACCCAGAAGACGACGCCCCGGCCGGTGACCGGTCCGGGCGCACCGAGGACACCGAGCAGCGCGACACGCACTCGGAGCCTCGGTCGATCGCCGCACTCCGGTTGGAGCTCGGCGAGCTGCAGTAACCCGCGGGATTCCTCCCGCGGCGGGCAGGTCGACAACCACCCGCACAACCCGTCCACCAAACCCCAACGAAAGGGGAAGCGTCACCATGTCGAAGTACGCGGAGATGCTCACCGAGAAGCGGGCCAACGTGTGGGAGCAGGCCAAGGCCCTGCTCGACACCGCCGCCGGTGAGAAGCGCGAGCTGACTGCCGAGGAGCAGGTCAGCTACGAGAAGATGACCAAGGACCTCGCCGACCAGCGGGCCATGATCGACAAGCTCGTCGCCGACGAGCAGGCGGTCAAGGACTCCGAGGAGGCGCTGCGCAAGCTCGCCGAGGTCGGCATCGACCCCGAGGCGCTGCGCAAGAGCCCCAAGGACGACACGGAGCTGCGTGCGTTCCTCAAGGGCGAGCGTCGCGAGTTCGAGGTCAAGGGCACGCCCGACGACATCCGGCTCATCCAGAACCGGTCGCTCGTCAAGGGCACCACGACCGCCGGCGGCTTCACGGTGCCGACCAACTTCTACTCGAAGCTCTGGGCGCACCTGATCCAGACGGCCAACCTGCTGAACGCGGGCGCGACCGTGCTGACCACCGACAACGGCGACACGCTGCAGATCCCGACCACCACGGCGCACTCCACCGCCGCACTGGTCGCGGAGGCCGCGGCGATCGGCTCGTCCGACCCGGCGTTCGCGCAGCGGTCCCTGGGGGCGTTCAAGTACGGCGTCCTGATCCAGGTCGCCCGCGAGCTCCTCGACGACACCGGCGTGGACCTCGAGGGGTACCTCGCCATGCAGGCCGGTCGCGCCGTGGGCAACGCCTTCGGCACCGACCTGGTCGTCGGCAACGGCGCGTCCAAGCCGACCGGCATCACGGCGTCGACCACGCTCGGTGTCACCGGCGGTGCGGGTGTCGCGGGTGCGTTCACCTTCGACAACCTGATCGACCTGTTCTACTCGGTGATCCCGCAGTACCGGAACACCGAGGCGGCTGCGTGGCTGATGGCGGACGCCACCGTCGGCGCCGCGCGCAAGCTGAAGGACAGCCAGGGCCGCTACCTCTGGGAGCCGTCGCTCGTCGCCGGCGCCCCGGACTCCATGCTCAACAAGCCGGTCTACACCGACCCGAACATGCCGGCGGTTGCGCTGTCGGCGAAGTCGGTGATCTTCGGTGACATCGCCGCGTACTTCGCGCGCGTCGTCAACGGGGTCCGGTTCGAGCAGTCGCTCGACTTCGCGTTCAACACGGACCTGGTCACCTTCCGGTGCCTGATCCGTGGCGAAGGGATCCTCGTCGACCAGACCGGCGCGGTGAAGCACTTCATCGGGAACGCCGCCTGATCGACCGCACTTCGGGCGGGCCTCTGCTTCCTGGCAGGGGCCCGTCCGGCGTGGCTCTGAAGTTCTCCCGGAAGGAAGCAGGTACAGCAGTGAAGATCACCATGACGGCCGAGATCTCCGGCCTCCGTGACGGCAAGCCGTGGCCCATGCGTGGCGAGTCGATCAGCGTGCCCGACGACGAGGCCGAGGCCCTGATCGGCAACCGGCTCGCGAAGAAGTACGAGAAGGACGACGAGGTGGCCCCTGAGCCGATCGTCGGTCCCGAGGTCGAGGTCACCGAGCTGCCTGCTCCGGAGACCGCCACCCCGCCGGCCCCGAAGAAGACGGCCCGGAAGGCCCCCGCGAAGAAGGCGGCGGCGAAGAAGGCCGCTCCGAAGTCCGGGAGCTGACCCGCCGATGGCTGACATCCTCACGCTGGCGGATGCTCGCCTCGCGTTGAGGCTGCCCGCCGCGGACACCTCGAACGATGCGGACCTGACCGCGACGTACATCCCCGCGGTCACCCCCATCGTCGAGGACGTCATCGGGCCGGTCATGACCATGGCTGGCCGGATCCTGACCGTCGACGGGGGGCAGGAGACGATCCTGCTCCCCTCGGCCGTCACCTCGGTCCAGCAGGTCACCGAGAGCGGTGTCGTCCTGACCGCTGGGACGGACTACACGGTGTCTCTGGCGTCCGGGTGGATCGCCCGCGGGTCCTCGTCCCAGTCCGGCGCGACGTTCAAGGACGGCACCCAGAACGTCGTCGTCTCCTACACCGCAGGCGCCGCGGCCGCGCCGGCGAACGTGGCCGGACACATCAAGCTCGCGGCCCGCATCATCCTCGCGCAGCTGTTCCAGGCCGACGAGGGCTACCGGCCGCAGTTCGGGTCGCCGGATGACGACATGGAGATGACTCCCTCGGGGTTCGCGATCCCGCGTCGCGCGATGGAGCTGCTGCGTGGCGCCGTGACCATTCCCGGGTTCGCCTGATGGGCTCGGCGTTCCCCGGGGTCAAGACGGCCCTGGTCGCGGCGCTGACGGCCCTGTACGCCGACATGACCCCGCCGCCGCTGGTCTCCTACGGCGACCCGGGCAAATACCAGCCGAACCAGATCGTGGCCGTGATGGGAACCTCGACGCTCAACGAACGGCCGGTGATGAGCCCGGCCCGGCCACGCGAGGAGATCATGGCCGTCGAGGTCGTGTTCTCCGTGTTCGCCCCGGGGACCGAGACCCAGCAGGAGACCGCCACCGAGGCCGCCTACGTGCTGCACGACCGGCTCGCGGACTTCTTCAAGACCAAGCCGAACGAGACCCTCAGCGGCGCCTGCCGCGAGGCATGGGTGTCCGGCCACGACCTGACCGAGTCGATCGCGGTCAACCCGAAGACCAACGCCGTCACCGGCCGGATCGCCGAGATCCGTGCCGCCGTCACCGTACGCACCCGCGTCTGAACCGAGGAGCGCCGCATGTCGAAGGTCACCCTGCGCAACGTCAACGCGATCGGCTACACCGACCTGCCCGAGATCGGCAGGACCGGCCCGTCGCCGCGGTACGGCGAGTGCGGCGCGTGCATCGAAGATCCGACGTCGGATCACGAGCACGAGCTGCTGAACCCGGAGGACCTCGAGCACGGTTCGGGCTGCCTGATGCCGGGCGAGACGTTCGAGGTCGACGCCGCGCTTGCTGAGGAGCTGCTCAAGCTCGTCGGCACGTTCGAGCTCGCCGAGCCCGACGACGGCCTCGGGCACCTGAGCAAGGCGGAGCTCGTGAAGCACGCCGCAGAGCATGACCCGCCGATCGACCTCGGTGGCGCGACCACGAAGGCGGCGATCCTCGCCGCGATCCGGAAGGGCTGACGCTCATGGCATCGAACCAGGACTTCTCCCTCGCGATCGGCGTGGAGTCGGTCTACAAGACCGGCGTTGCCCCAACGCGCGCCTACGAGATCGTCGACGAGAACCTCGACTGGAACCCGACACGCAAGCAGGGGCAGGGCCTCCGGGTCGGCTCCCGGGTGGCCCGGTCCGGGCGGCGGGTGACGCCGATCGCGGACGGTGGAGGCGACTTCACGATCGAGTGTGTCTCGAAGGGTATGGGCCTGTTGCTGCAGGCGGCCTTCGGGTCGGCGACGTCGACGGTGGTGTCCGGGGCGACGTTCCAGCAGGTC